AGAATTTGGAAGTTCTTCATTGCTACATATGCATTAGCATAATTACCCTTACCCCAGTCTTCACCAAGTGAGTGCTTGGGTAAACTATTTTGGTCAAGCATAATTACTGTACCAAGTTCATCTACTAAGATATCTGCAATCTGATTATTTACAATGTTGTATCCAATCTGGTATGGTTTCATTAAATCAATAAGTGCAGTAGACTTAGTATTTCTATCTGAGAATACGGAGCCTTCTACTGGCAACTTACAACCATACAAACTATTGTCTCCCTTAAATTGAAACTTAAGTGGAGCAATATGGTTATTCTGTATACCAATATAAATTGGAGAAAACCCACCAGGGTTATTCATACCCCAGAAAGAAGGTAAGTTAGGACCAATCTTAATACCACCCCAAACTTCATTTACCCAGATCCAGTCAATATGCTCTCCAAAGATTACGTTATCTCTTGTCTTGTTCTTAAAGAGTCTTGTATCATATACAGGTTTATCTGTTACCTTATAGTCTTCTGTAATAATTTCAGTAAGTACTTCTCCGGTATCAGTTACTTTAGTTAGATGACCTACTTTTCTTTGAGACTTCCAGTAACCGGTAGTTACTCTAAGTAAGAATGCTGTACCCTGATCAAAGTAGTCTTCTCCTTGTGATAAGATTTGATTTATAATATCTCCACCATTGTATACAGAACCTGCTACAGCAGAAGTATATTGTCTATATGCAAGTGATGGCATATTAGTATTCCAGTCATGAGTTTTAGTAGCATCATAGAATGAACCATCATTCTGTAGTCCACCAATATTATAACCTGCAGATCTGATAGGATAAATTGCTTCAAGAGCCTCAAGTTGCTCTTCTGTCATGATATAACCAAACTTATCAATAACATCAGATACAGTAAGCATGTCAATTTTACCTACCCAGTTACCTTGAGAAATATATCTTGCATCTGGAGATTTATGGTAGAATGTAACTGCAGGATTCCAGAGCTCTACTTCATAATCATCTTCCATCATATGAAAATGCCAAAACTCTCTATCTGTAATAAGCATGTCACGGAAACCTCTTTCTTCAAGTTCTTCCATTCTAAATCTCTCAACATCTACTTTATGTTGATGAGTTGCCCATTCTTCCACCATTGATCTATAACTCTTTTTAAAGAATTGTTCAATTTCGGGAAGTGTTTTGAGTTTGTCTGGAGAAAGTTCTTCTTGTGCTTCTGCAGATTCTGGATCTAGACCTTGTTCAATGAGAGAAGTAACAATCTTCATCTGAGCATCAGCCATAAGAGTCTCTTCTACCATTGCTCTTTTTTGCTCAAGCATTTCATTATATGAATGCTCATCAATAGCTCTGTATGTAAGTTTAGTAGATCTCTTAGCAAATTCAGCTACAAGAACATTAACAACATTTGGAATAATAGGATAGAACTTTAGTTCTAGTACTGAGGGGTCATCTTTGGTAAGTAGTTCTACAACATCTTTGTACTCATTGTTCTCTTCTATAATATAGTCAGTTCTATCAATGATACCTTTTGCAAGTTTGTAGTTCTTCATTAACTTGCGGGCATTTCTACGGATTTGTTTTAGACCATTCCATTCTAACCAGTCTAAGTTCCAGGCAGCCCACTCATCATCCTTCTCTTTCTCAGGTACGAACTGAAGTGGTTGCATAACACTACCAAGTCTGTTTTGCTCAACCTTAGCACCCTTTTTTAATTGTAAAGCATTATATACCTGCATATCTACTATTTAAAGTTTTTAAAAGCTGACCTATTAAAAACTTGCCCATTAATAACTTTAGACCCCTGTCCCATATGACGGAACGGGGTTCTATTTAATTTAAACAAATTATTTGACTTTTGCAAGTTTTTAGAAGCATCATCCATGATAACTCTCTTAGAGTAACCTCTGTTAGCTTGCTGTATTCTCATGAAAGCAACTAAGGCTGCAAATGAAACAAGTCTATCCACGTTGACACCATCTGCATATTCTTGCATTTCTTTAAGTAACATAGGATCTGGAATACGTTCTATTCCATATTTGGTTCTTACAATAGTACCATCTGTTTTAGTTTCTACATCTAGTTCCTCTTTACAGTACTCAATGGTATAACTTAACAAGTGTGCTTTAAATAATGTACCTGTGTTTTTCCAACCATACTCCTGGAATACGTTAGCATTTGCACCCAGATCTTTCAAGAACATGATCTGACTCTTAGGTACAAGATATCTTTGTTTCTTTTTAGATATCATGTATTGGATAAATAGTGAAATGTTGTTCTCAATTACTGTCCAAGCATTGTACCATTCAATAATTAACTCTAGTCTCTGATGAGTTTTGTTGATATCATCAAACCTACCACACCATGCAGCTACAATCTTATCTGGTTCTATGTATGTTTCAGTTTCTCCCATAGTAACTTTAGTTACTTCTACAGGAGCTTTCATAATATAAATAGAACAGAGTGATTCTGATGTTGTTGTTTTACCTTCTGACACGGGGTCAATAGATGCATAGTATTGTCCAAAGGTTGGATCTTTAATAGGTCTTTCCCATACAACAAGTACTCCTGTTTTGTCTTCTAATTTCTTGGATACTGGAAACTCTTTAATAGGTTGCTTATCTGTAGATCTTACAGTAATTTTACCCATGTCATCAGTAAAGATATCTAAGAACTCATAAGCATATTCTTTCTCCTCAATTCTTCTTTGCTGTGCAGCAACCAAGTGTGTAGGAAATAAAGATACTGATCTATGTGCAAATGCTTCTCTAATATTTCTTGGGTGCTGAGATATCCTAAGCTGATAGTCTTCTGGATTAAGTTCTTTCTTCCACTGCTCAAACTGTCTATCTAAAGCTTCTAGAGCTTCAGTTACAAGAGAGTTACCAAAGTCATCAATATAGGGAGGCATTGACCATTGCTCAGGAATAAACAATCCTGACAAACCAGTAGTACCTTTTTCATCAATAAGATCAGTTTCAACTGCATAAATATCTTTTGAAAGTGGATTCAAGATCATGTCTCTTAGTGGTTCACACTGGGACAAGTCACCCACAGATCCTGCTGCAATGAACATACCTGTAGTAACCATACCTGATCTCATGGCTGGGCGCATATACTCATATGTCTGATCCATCTTTGGAGCAATACCTGCCTCCTCATGGAAGAAGTATTTTACCGGACCCCCTACACCATTTGTTGGATCTTTCTCAAATGACATACCTTGTATAGTACCCTTGAGACCAACTTCTGTTTTTCTATCTCCTTTTCTAACTTCAATCTTCTGTTGCCACATCATTACCTTGTCTGGAGACATAGGTCTATACCATGCTGTATGCTCATTTAAAAATGCTGCATACTCCTGTAAGAATTTCCAGGAACCTTTCTCATTTATATAATCCTTAAGTGATGCACCAATCTTAAGAGTAACCCCGGGCTCAAACCATTGCTGATTTATAAGTTTACCCATGTGGTAGTATGAAGATGCAATCTGACGTTTCTTTAGAATACCTACATGTTTATAGTTTAACTCTGCTAGTAGTTCATAAAGAGCCATGTGATACTGAGCATCTCGAATCTTAGCAAATCCAAACTTCTGTAGTTCTTTATCAAAGATTGGTAAAAAATTTAACCACATGTAGTACTCTCTTGCAAGAAACCATGTGTTAGTACTATCTTTTACAATAATACCTTTTCTACATTTTTGCTTTTGGTCATCCCAATAGTTTACAAAGTCCTTAGACTTAAAGGGGGCTGTGCAATATACTCCATCACTTCTAAACTTGTTTGACTCTGATATAAATATCTGATTAGTAGTGTCGTTGAAGCCGTACTTACCAGGTTCCTTGAAAACTCCAAATATGAAGTTGTTGAAGTCCTCTCTGGAGTCAAAGTTTGTGGTTGTCCATTGTCCGTTATCATAGGTTGGTATGTCTTGATAGATTTCACTCATAGTTACTGGTCATATGCCATTCCGATTCCACCTCTTACTTTACTAGATTGCTCATCTTGAAGATCTTTATATACTCCTTTAAATGATGCTCTAATCTGGTCAAAGTTTTTTGCTGCTGCTACAAGAGAGTTAATATTACCATCTCTACCTGCAGTAATCTGCGTAGTCTCCATATATCTAGCTAATCTATCTAACATAGATGCCATACCTTTGTATGCTCTAGATGTAGGAGTCTCATACATTCTCTGGCAGAATAAGAGAGCTGTATGTATATCATCATCCTCTGTAGAGAATTCTGCTTCTATCTCTTTTAATATAATATGTTCTTTATCTACTTCTGGAGTATGAAAAAAAGGATTCATATCCGGGTTAGGACATGTCATATAGAAGAGATATAGATATACTTTAAGATAATCATCTGGATAGTTATCCATGACATCTTTAAGTGCTTTAAGTGTATAACAATGTTCTGTAGGAATTACTTTACCATTCTGAACATCAAATAGTCTTACAATCATTTCTTTTTAATTAAGTGTGGGAACTCTTTCATAAAGTTAATTATTGAAATGACTTCATCATATAAATAAGGTACCGGCATCTGAATAACTTCTTTAACAATAGGTTCACCATTTACATCTAGTTTAGATATTGGATAACCATATTTGTCTTCACCATCTACTTCAAATGTAATATGATGTATAAATATCTTTCCAGCCTGTAATTTAGGGTTATGCTTTAATATAATATACATATAAACACTGAGTTGTAATGCATAGTGATTAAAGTTGCAATCATCTAAATGCTGTACTGGATCAAGCATTTTTTCTGACATGCCCTCCCAGTTCTTAAAAGATTCTGTTTTAATCTCCTTATTAGTTTTGTAGTCAATAATATTTACTTTACCAT